AGAATTTGGAGTATTCCCCCCTAAGGGCAGTAGAACGAAATGCGACAATATAGGTAGAGGATAAATCGTATATAAGTAGTTGATATAATAAGAGTTGGGTATAAAAATAGAGGTTGGTGCAGATAAAACGAAATGTAACAGGAACCAGTCAGGAATAGTACATTTCCCCTTGAATTGAACGCACTGTTCAAATAAAAAGTTTACATTTGTGCAACGCAAGTTTGCGTTACCATAGTTATACATCATAAATGACCGCTGGAGGCCCTTTTTAAGGCGTTTTTGGCGGTCATTCATATTTTGTAGGCAAGTGTTCGACTCCCGTTCAATAGCCTTGTTTTCGGGGTGTTTTTATCAGCTTTTGATGGCGGGTTTTGTACTGGCTTATCAGGGATAAAATGCCCAATTTTTGAGGTTAGGGATACATTTAGGGATACATTTAGGGATACAAATTCGGGGATTCAAAAAACGAAATGTGTTCATTAGGGATACATTTAGGGATACAAAAATGAGTTAAAAAAATGCGGATACCCCCCCTGATAAGGCCTAAAAAAATACAAATAACCCCTATATTTTAACGGATAGATACCCCCTTAATTCAAGTGTATAAACAATAAAATAACTGCTAAAACACCGTATCTCAGTAATTTAGCAGTTAGATTCCCCTAAAAAAGTGTGTGGGGCACTATTCCATAACTATTGCTCCAAGCACAAGTGCAACGGAAACAATCTCATCTTCGTGCAATTCAAATGGCCTATAAATAGGGTTTTCTGATACTAATGTAATGAATGATCTGTTCTGAGGATATTCTTCCACCCTCTTGATAAGTATCCCCTGATTCCTTGTACATATAGCATATACCCGGTGCCATTGCCAGAATGTCACCTCTTTTACCACTTTACAGGCTATTATATCTCCCCCATTATATTTAGGGGACATTGAATCCCCCTTAATCCTAATTAGGAAGTCTGCATTATCAAAATCCTGGATAGCGTAGTACTCCTCTATGGTCATATCATCATAGGTGTACTCTCCATAACCGGCAAATGCTTCTGCAGGGATGAGAGGGAGGGTTTTTGTCTTTGTTTGGGTTGTTGTGATGGTATCTTCCTTATATATATTCCCATTCCCTGTAAGCAGCCAATCCGCTGAAATATTATAGGTATCTGTCAATATTGACATAATATCTGTACCTGCAAGCATTCTTCCACTCAGAATTTCTGAAAACTTTGCCGGTTTCACCCCTAATGACTCAGCCAGTGTGGCTTTTGTGAGGTTTTTCTTCTCTTCCAAGATGATAGAGATGGCTTGCATCACCCTATCATTGATGTCTTTTTTTGTCATAATTGAAAAATTCTGTAAGAATTTCAGAATTTAACTTGTTTAATTCAGAAATTCTGTATATTTGCAGAAAGTTTAACCAATAAACTTGAGCAAAGGTAACAAAATTGCCAATAATACAAGATATATAAGAGAATATGAGAAGGTACATTAAAGTTTCACCGACATTGAGGGATCAACTGTGTGAGAAATTCGGATTGACCAAAATGGGAATCTGGAAAATTCTGAATTATGTTTCAAATAGCTCAAGATCCAAGGATGTGCGCAAATATGCCATTGATAATGGTGGTTGGTTAATGGAAGAGGATTTCATCCCTAATTGCAAAACTGAGCACACTCCTACAGAGGTGATTCAAAGTTTTCCCGGAGGAGTATCAGTTGTGATCAGTAAGATTCAGAATAAAGGGGAAATACGAAAAGGGGATGAGATTATAGAGAAAATTGAGGATTTGAGGTTGTCTCAGTGGGGCACTATACTTTTCAGAGCTCAACAGATGTCAACTGAAATGTATAATGCGGGTTAAGACAAATAGTGATATAGATGTCTTGATAGGGCTATTCGTTCAGGACTGTAGCTCAATCTGTTTTATTAACAACTAAAAGCAAAAATTTATGGAAGCAAAAAGTGACTTTGTGAAAGATGTTCAAAGGGTATTTAAAGAGCTGGATAAAAGACGTGAGGCGTACGGAACGGGGGGCAAAAAATCATTTTTAGTTATTGGGGTAGATATTGATACAGAAGAAAATTTCAGCGTGATTGCTGGTAATAAAAAAGCACTGGCTATTGCTTTATGGTCCGCCCTTTCAAAAGACTCAAACATAGTAGAGGTGGTAGATCAAACAATGTCGTTAATAAGGGAAATGGGATTGATAAGGGAAGAGTATGAATTGAAGATGAAGGTTAGTGGTAAAGACTAACAAATCCTAATAAACAATGTGTATGTAGTTAGTTGGTTTTCCGGTATAGCTCAGTTGGTAGAGCACATCATATTTGAATGGATAATAAGTATTTGATTTTGTCTTGGGTTCGAGTCCCAATGCCGGAGCAAAGATTTTAACAATGCAATATCTAAATAACACTATAGCGGTAACATACCAGGAGCTTACCAGGGGTGATGATGGGGAAGCTGTACTGTCTGTATCAAATTACAAGGCTTTGATGCGTAGGAAGCAGCTCATCATCATACGGCCTGGCAAAGGATTAGGACATCCCGCTCTGATAGAATGGGCTTCTTTGCCAACAAGGTTCAAAGAAAAGTTCTGCTCCAAGTATGGTAATCCTGAGGCTATGCTTAATAAGGATGAGGAGATGCTGAGATATGACCAACAGGCAAAAGAGTTCTTTGCTGATTATATTTTGGAGAACGGTTCAAGGATTAAAGAGGATAAGCAGATGGAATATGTCATCAATGCTTCTGTCCTGAACAGGCTCATTGAAATGACAAGACTCCAGCATACCCAAAGGAGGATGAAAAATAACACTACCCCTGTAAATTGGGAGCCCATATTTGAGGAGTGTGAAAAATTAAGGGACGAATACGGACATACTCTACCCAAGAGTAATGCAAGACTCAAGGACAGAATAAGACAATATAAAAGTGAAGGATATATTTGTCTGATAAGTGGTAAACTAACTAACGATAATGCTATTAAGATCACTCCTGAAGCTGGCAGGCAGATTATTGCACTCAAGAGATGCAGGGTTCCGGTATTAAACACAGTTCAGATCTTTGAAGAATTCAACAGGATTGCGGAATACAAAGGGTGGAAGCCTCTCAAAAGTATCAGTTCGCTGCAACAGTTCCTGGATCGTCCGGAAGTTATGATCCAATGGAAGGATACTGAGCAGGGAGAGCTCAAGGCAAAAATGATGTATTCCCGACAGAATGCAACAATACTTCCATCTTGTAGAGATGCCATTTGGTATGGGGACGGTACCCGCGTGAATATATATTACAAGGCATACATCAATGGGAAATATCAGGCTGTTGCAACACAGGTATTTGAGGTTGTGGATGCGTACAGTGAGGCTCTGATTGGATTCCATATAAGTGACAAGGAGAATTTTGAGTCTATGTATGAGGCCTACAGGAACGCCATTGAAAGTACCGGGCACTTGCCTGTTGAACTCATCTATGACAACCAGGGAGGAACCAAGAGAGAAGATGCCAGGATGTGGCTTGCTAAGATTGCCACCTGTAGCAGGCCTACAGCCCCGTATAACGCCCCATCAAAGACTATTGAGAGCATCTTTGGCAGGTTCCAGTCTCAAGTGCTGCATAAGTTATGGCATTTTACTGGAGCCAATATTCAGGCAAAGAAAGACTCTTCCAAAATAAATACTGAGTTCCTGCTTGAGAATATAGAACATCTGCCTACATATAATGAAATGCTTGAGATATACAAGGAGTGCAGGATGGAATGGAACAGTATGCAGCATTTCAAATATGCCAAACCAAGGATGCAACTGTATCTTGAATCTGTTAACCCTGAAGCAGTACAGCTGACAGAGACTCTCAGAAGGGAACTGTTCTGGATGACAACATCAAAACCAAGCACGTTCACCGCAAGGGGTATTCAGATTACAGTTGACAAAAGAAAATACCTGTATGAGGTTCTGGATTCAGAAGGTATGCCAGATATGAAATGGAGGAGCAAGAATACAGGCCGTGAATTCTGGGTTCAGTATGATCCGCATGATATGACAACTGTCCGTCTCTGTACAAAAGACCAGTATGGACTCCGCTTTGAGGTAGAAGCCAAACCATACATAACAATACACAGGGCAATGATGGACCAGGAGGATGGGGAAAGATCATTCTTAAAACTCCAAGAACTGGCAAACAAAAAGGAACGCATCAGAAGGCATATCCTTAACCATCAATTGGAGGTTGAACATGGGGTTTCCCCAGAGCAGTTGGGACTGAACTCCCCAGGACTCCTTGGAATTAAGAACGGGGAATATGAAAGGCTTGCTGAAGAGGTGATGAGGGAGATGCAGATGGAAGAAATGAATGCAGTACCGGTATTGGCAGGATCACTTGGGCAGGTCCAGAAACAGCAGAGCAATTTTGATGCAATAAGTGCCTATGACAAAATGTAATTAACTCAATATAGCTATGGTAACTCAAGAACTTAAAAAACAAATTGCGAATGACTTGGCAGACTACATTAAAAGGTATCCAAGCCAAAACAAAGCTGCAACATCCCTAAAAGGGACATCTGCCGGAACTGTCAGCAGCATTATCAATGGTAATTGGGAGAAAATCAGTGATGATATGTGGCTGAAGCTTAACAGCCAGCTCTCTAACAGCAGAGGGTGGAAGATATGTCACACATCCGCTTATGAGAGCCTTACCCTGTATATGGATGATGCGAAAGCTAACAGTAATGTAATGTGGGTTACAGGGCCTGCAGGTATAGGCAAAAGCACTGCAGCTGGAGTGTTTGCGAGGGAGAACAAAGATGTATTCCTGTTAACCTGCAGTGAGGATATGCACAAGGGGGATTTTATAAAGGAATTGGCTCAAAAGATAGGGGTTCGCACAATAGGCCTTACAATCAGAGAAACGTTGCAGGAAATCATAAAAGAACTTGTAAAGAAGAGAAATCCGCTGCTGATTTTTGATGAGGGGGATAAACTCACCGATTCTGTACTGTACTACTACATTTCCTTGTATAATGCGCTGGAAGACAAGTGTGGAATGATATTCCTGAGTACTGAGTATATGAGCAAGAGGGTAAGTAGAGGAGTTCAGAAAGGGCGCAAGGGATATGATGAGCTTGAGAGCAGGATCTGCAGACGTTTTGTCCAGCTTGACCTTGTGAACAGCAATGAAGTTGAAGGTATCTGCGTGGCAAATGGACTTACGGACAAAGCTGCCATTAGAACCGTACAGAGGGAAGCTGCCGAATGTGGAAATGATTTGAGGAGGGTTAAAAAATCGGTCCATAAAGAGTTGAGAAAATTATCTATAACCAGCAATTGAGAACCATTAAAACGCCGGTAAAATGAAAAGAACTTTAACCACACAACAGGTCTTGAGCATAAAGCATAAGCTTATAGAACTACAAGGTGTCTGGGGTGAATGTGTAGGGGCTATTGACAAGCGTGGGGTTGTATTCTTCTGGGGCAACTCAGGCAATGGAAAGACATCTGCTGTCCTAAGCCTTTGTAAAGAGTTGACCACTTTTGGGAAAGTGCTGTATGTGTCATTTGAGCAAGGATACTCATATTCTATGCAACAGGCTCTCATCAGATCCTCAGTTATGGAGTGTGGCAGCCGGTTCCAATTACTGGATACAACCACAATGGAGGAGTTGACTGAAAGGCTCAAAAAGCCCAAGTCCCCCCAGTTTATTGTGATAGACTCAATCCAAAGCTGCGGATTGACCTATAAACAGTTTACAGCCCTTAAGAAGGCCCACCCATCCAAGCTGTTGATTTTTGTGAGTCATGCTGATGGACGGCAGCCTGAAGGCAGACCAGCCAGGAGCATCAAGTATGATGCAGACCTGAAAATATGGGTAGAGGGATACACTGCA